CCACGTTAAAAAGGTCGTTGCTCGCGATAATCCGTTCAACCGCTTCCTGCTCCGGGCTATCCTGGTAGCCGGCCGTAATCCTCGGCGGTTCGCCTAGGAGCAGATCCGCAAACAGGAGCGTCAACCGCTTGTGCCAGTTAAGCGCCATCTCAAGCGTTGCCTGCTGGTCCTCGCGAAGCAGCCTTATCCAGTCTTTATACACCTGCTCATGCTTTCCCTCGAACAGGAGCCGGTTCTGTGCATATCTCTCAAGCCGCTCCGCTTCTGTCGGCGGGGGCCAGGACTGGCCTGGCGCAAGAAAATTCAAGCTCGTAAGCATCTATATCACCATCCTTACCATCCCGACGGTTTGTTTATTGGTCCTTTTCTTAATCTCCTGGTCAACATTTCGAAGGCACCACTCACGGCGTCCACCTGGTCGTCATGGGCCCCGTGTGGGAATAATTCTACTTCGTCCAAAAAGTCATTTATCCACGGGCCCCGCACCAGCTTTATATTCCCTGCCTCTGCCTGGGAACTAACAGGGTTTGCCCTCATTTCTTTAGAACCTGTTGTCTTGTTTCCATAAAAAGCAAAACCGGCTAGTATCCTGCGCCGGTAATGGTCTATCGTATTGACCCCGCTGCTGCCGGGCTCCTGCTCCATGTAAATTGTTACTCTCTCCCCGTCCAGCTCCGCCGTCTGCTTAATGAGTTTCTCCACACCCTGCGGTGTGGCCCTGGTTCTCTTTATGTCGATAATGTAATATATCCCGTCTTTTTCACCTAATAATGCCCCCACCGTCCAGTCCGGGTCCTTCCCCGGTTTGGGTTCCGTAGCCGCCAGATCCCAGTACCTGACCAGCCGGGCATCGGCCGGGTAACTGTCAACAATCCCAAACCATTCCCGCTTAAACTTATTGCCGGCTCCCCTTGCGGTCCAGTCCCCTTTCAGCAACTGTTCTCGGGTTATCGGGTCAAGGTGCGCTAAGCTCTTTATATACTCCTCCCGGTCAATATAAGGGTTGTCATCCAAACTTGCCGATATAAAAGGCTTGTCCCCCACAATAAACCGTTGCTTAACCCACTCATGGCCTACACCGCCAGGGTTGCTGGCTGACCGCATCCTCAATGGTATTTTTGAGCCCTCAAGCCTCCTTAACCTGGAAAACAAATAACGGTATTGTGTTTCAGTAAACTGTGTAAGCTCATCAAAGCCGATAAATTGAAACTCGGCCGACTGGTACCTAAATTTATCATTTTCGCTTTCCAAATACCCGAAGCTCAAGGTGGCCCCAGAAGGAAACGTCCAGGTTTTGTTTTTCTCACTCCATCGGGCTGCCGTCCCCTGTAGCCATTCATGGGCCCGGTCCATGAGTGCTCCAGGTAATGATAAATCCGTGTAGGTTCGCCTAAACAAAATGGCGGCATAACCCGGCACGTCAACATACTGCAGCGCCGCCATTAATAAGGCTTCTGACTTCCCCCCGCCGGCACTTCCGCCATAAAGCACTTCAATGTCCGGCATAAGGAGGAACATTGCCTGCTTAGGGGTCGGGTCATGTGGTATCCAAGGGTTCTCCAGTATCGTCGCCCTCGTCACTGCCGCAAAATACGCCTCGTCGTGCAAGCTGTCGGTAGACATCTGCGTATTGCTCAACTCTGTGCGTGATATCGTATTCATGCCTCTGTGTCACCTGCCCTTGCACCTCCTGCTTGATGTCCTGCCTTACATCCATCCTGCGCCCCCATCTTTCGGGATAGCGCCGTTCCAAAAACGTCGCTATGGCTTGCCAGTTCTCCGGCATGTGCTTCTGCCACATGGCTACCATCCGGACCTCTGCTTCGTGTTCTGCTTTTTTTATGGCCTCCATGAACTCCCTATATTTCCCGGATTTGTCCTTTTCTCCCCTGACCATCCACTCACGGAAGGTAGAGTACGCAATACCAGCATATGCGCAGGCCGCCTCATAATAATTGCCTGCACGGATGGCTTGACAAATCTTTTCTTGCACCTCGGGTGTCAATTTTGATGGCCTGCCCATTTAAATCACCCCTTTTCCATCCTACCAACATTCATCACTCAACCTGCTTTATACTCGCTCCGCCTTTTGTCCAGTAAACTGCTCCCATCTAGCTAAAATCACATCGACATACTTGGGCTGCAGCTCTGTCCCGTAACACACCCTCTTTGTTTTCTCTGCCGCTATCAATGTAGACCCCGCTCCAAGGAAAGGGTCGAATACCGTATCCCCCCGTAGAGTAGTCAGCTTTATAAAAAACTCCGGCAACCCTACTGGATACATTGCCGGATGTTCCCATGTTTCTGTATTTCCCTGTAGTCTAATAACATTACCTGGCCTTGCTATTCCTTTTCCTTTTGGTGCTTTTATGGTTATATTGCCTGTACCGCCCTTGCTCCCGTTTGCCGGAGTATATATCCCCACATTGCTTGACCTTCTCCCTACACTTTTAGGGTAAAACCTAATTTTCTGTTGTTTGCAAAAATGAAACGTTCTCCCATACTCATCAACAATATTCTCTTCTTTGTTTTCTCCTTCTCCTTCTCAGCTGATCAATCGACATTTTCCTTATTTCCATGATTTAACCTCCTATTCGCACCCGGCCCCACCCCTGCCTTTCGGTGCGTACACCCTCCGGCCTGTGCCGGCACTCGCCTAGTATCGCAACAAATAACAAAGCCGCCCTCGCGGACGGCCCGTCGTACAAAAACCCCCTCCGAAAGGAGGGGGCCCCTATGTATGCCTGGAAGCGCCACCATGATCCCCAGGGCCGCTGACGCATACCGCCCAACCAGCCACAGAGGAGAGGAAAAGAGTCGGGACCCCAGCTGGGGCGGCTCCGGGGTCCCATCACGGAAGAGGGGTTGAGCGGCGGATGGCCCTGCATCGTGAGGACGCAAGACCACATTACAGATTATACCCTTGATTACACCCTTGCGGGTGACCAGAAAGCGACCATCTCATCTCACCCACAGGGGCGAGATCCTCCCCAAGATCTCGCGGCGTATCCTCAGCGCCTCACGCCGACACACGCACAACTCCCGCGCCACATCCTCCCATGCCATTCCGCTGAAATACCGAAGGCTTACCAGACTCCTCTCGAGCGGGGACAGAAGGGCCATGGCGGCCTCCACCCTGGTAACCCTCGCCTTCAGCGATCGGATTCTCATATCCGCCTCTTCCGCCTCCAGAAACCTTTGCGCCACCGGCACGCGGTCCCCACCCTGGACAGGATCTCCACTTCCCGGGCTCCTGTAGGCCATTTGCTCCAGGAGCATGTTACGCCGGGCCTCGATCTCGTGCCTTGCCCTTTCGTGCTCTCTGAGGTCGTGCTCTACCATCGCCCAAAGCCTTATCCCGTCCTCTCCGCCGGTCAGCTGTCTGTGAGCCTCGAACAGCCGGGGCAGCACCTCGTCCAGCGCCCTCGACACCCCCAGGATCCCATTCAGCTCCGCCCGATTCCTGGCGTCGATCAGGATGGACTGCGCCCGGTCCAGAAGATCCTCCAGCTCGCATACTCCCCTCACGTTTCGCCACCTCCCAGATCTCGATCTCGGTCCAGCACCCCTCCGTGTCGTCCTGCAGCCTGCTTTGAAAAAGGTGGTCAATCAGCCGGTCATCCTGCCATACCCCCGCTTTCGTCATCGCATCCAGGGGCAACTTGCTTTTGTTGTCCACATCCCCGCGGCGGGACATGCAATGATACGTCAGGCACACAATCAGCCGCCCTTTCAGGGGCCCCATGCCCCGGCACTGACAACGGGCCTCGACAATCGCGCCATCCGTCCATGCTTTTGCCTCCGGAGTCAAAATCTTGCGGCTCAATACCGCGCCCCTCCTGCCCCGGGTTCCCGCCTGCCTATAGGCATCCCATAGGCTCACCGGGAGTCCCGTGATCCTGATCCGCCTATCCGGTTCCGGGTGCTCCATGACATACCGCATAGCCTCTTGGAGCGTCACGGGAACCACCTCCGCTTTCTGTCTCTGGGGAAAGGGCCCTGCCCCCCTAAAGCCCCACCGCAGCTTTCCACTTCTGAACATCAAAAGAGGGACACGACTTTTGTGCCACTTCATTGTGCCCTATGATCTTAGCTTCTGGGTACTTAGTCTTAAGCCCTTTCAAAAGCTTAATCAAAGAATCCCACTGCGCCGGCGTGAAGTTGTTCTCCGGGACATCGCTCTCGTTCACCCCGCCAATCAAGCAAACCCCAATACTCGTGAAATCGTGCGCTACAGTATGCCTCCCAACCGCCAGCGGGTTGCGTCCAGTCTCTATGGTGCCATCCCTGCGGATCACGAAATGAAAGCCGCTGTCAGGATATCCCCACTGACGTCGCCACCTGTTTAGCTCTTTCTCGCCAATGTCCATAGTGGGTGGAGTATTAGAACAATGAATGACGATCAAATCGGTTTCCTCTCGCAAATATAGCATCTCTTCCCCTCCTTGCTATTTCTAAAGCCCCACCGTAGCTTTCCACTTCGACTGTTTTCCAGTCCTCGTTATGGCTCCCCTCCTAGAACGGGATGTCGACCTCATCTTCTCCGCCACCGTCCGGGTAGTAGTCTTCAGGGCCTGCCCCATGCCCTCGCTTGCCCAGGATGGCCTCAACTTCCCTTTTCATTGTCGTGAAATTCGTCAACTCGTCAACATTCAGGCTCTCAAACACCTTACCATCCTTGCCCTCGTTCTGGTCCCATCGGCCGCGCACGAGAACAAGGTCTCCCTTGCGGACTCCGCCCCACCCCTCGATAACCTCCGCATACTTCCCCCACACCTTGCACTGTACCCAGACCGTCCCGCGGTCATTCCCTGACTTGTCCTTCCCCTTGCTTATTGCCAGGGAGCCGCTCAAAACCTGGGTCCCCGTGGGGAGCACCCTGAATTCCCAATCCTTGCCAGCGTGCCCCATGAACATACACAAATTAACGTAAGGCATCCTAACCCCTCCTATCTAGAACCCTCCAGCTTATTTTTATTTTTAAACTACCAAAGTCGAACTATTCCAGCACTAGTCTTACGATACTAGATCAGCCATCGACTCGACTCCTGGATGATACTCATACTCTCCACGCTCTACATAGTCTAAAGCCTCCTCTAGACTGTAATCACCAGCCTCCATAAGTGCCTCCAAAACCTGCCGCTCGTACTCTGTCAGCGCACCAAGCCTCCTCTTGACATCCTCCGCCATGTTCTCACGATCCAGGTCTACCATACTTATCTCCTGGTACGCTTTCGTATGGAATACCTGCGAAAGTTTTTAGTACAGCCTCAAAAATGACTTGTGCCCCTTTGCATGGTACAGCCATACCTATT